CGCTGATAGGCACCACCGGAAATGTCGGGAACGTTCGGATGGTGGGAGGCAACGTTGCACTCAGCGGACAAGTGAACGCTCTCGGCAACGTCGTGGCACCCTTCTTCGTCGGAAACGGCTCTCTGTTGACCGGCATCGCGCAATACGTGCTCCCTGGTAGTGCAAGCATTGACATCGCAGGTAACGTGATCGGTTCTTTCGCAAATGTTACCACGCTGATAGGCACCACCGGAAATGTCGGGAACGTTCGGATGGTGGGAGGCAACGTTGCACTCAGCGGACAAGTCAATGCTCTCGGCAACGTCGTGGCCAATTTCTTCGTCGGCAATGGTTCGCTGCTGACTGGCATCACACCACCTGCTAGATATCTGGCGGCAGTGCGCTCTACCAATCAAACTATTAGTTCCGGAAATTGGTCCAACATTGCCCTCATTATGGATTCTGTTCGTGAGAGTGCCGGTATCACATATAACTCTACCACGGGGGTGATTACGCTTGAAGGTGGAGTCACATATCGCATTACTGCACAGTTGGGGTGGACTTCAACTACCGCATATACGTATGGGTTCAGATTGGTCAATAGCACCACAAATGTGCAAATTGGTCCGGAGGCAACAACAAGCGCACCAACGTCATCAGCTACTAATGCTCCTGGACCACTTCTCGATATCATATTAACTCCTTCTACGACCACTGATTATCGCCTGAGAACGTCAAACGGTCTCACCTCAGGTGGTGCTGAACAGATACGTGCCGATTCAGGAACGTTCCTGAACATCGTTGGTCTGGGCAGTGGGTTCACATCAGGACTGCCATCCACCGGCAATGTTGACATCATTGGTAACGTGACAGCCCCCGGAAATATCACCGTAGCCGGACAAGTGAACGTCACGGGTAATGTCACAGCAAATTACTATCGCGGAAACGGAGCATTGCTGACAGGCATTCCGACGGGACCCTCGGTGTCGGTCTTCTTTGGCAACCTTGCAACTCAAACAATCAACACGATTGGTAACACTACTCCTCTGTATTCAAATGTTGTATACGATACGTCTTCTGGTTTCAGCCTGGCTACTCGGGCATACACACCGGGAGTTGGAGGCTATTACCAAGTTGACAGTAGTTGTGCTTGGGGATCTACCGTGGCTGCTGGGCAAATGCAGCTTCATTTGTTAAAGAATGGTTCTAGAATAAAAACACTAACGCAAACCTATGCCTCCGGAGCATCGCAGAATTACATCACGTCTGGATCTTACATCGTGCAATTATCCAACACGGATTCTATCACGGTATCGATTGCTCAGACCATGGGCAATTCTCAAACAATCGTCGGCGGCGTTGATACTGGATTTTCAGCTACATTGATATCCAAGTAAAATCTTTTTGTCTTATATGTTTGTCGATATGATTATGTTTTCGTATCGACAAACTAAGTAATGATGATCAACAAAATGTTTCGTGAACACAGTGTCATTTGACCCAGGTCTCTATAGTTCTATAAATGTAGGCATAGTATGACGATATGTATATTCAATTGTTACAAACATAAAAAATCATCGAAATGCCTCTGGCCGGTTGCAGACGCTGTATGACGTGCAATGATCTCACGTGCACTCAAATTCGCGTGTATTGGCCGGGTTTCACGGATACTTGTACATACTTCATGCTCGCGAGAAAAAATATGATTATGATGATGCTGTCAACGAAAGACTCCAACTGGATAGACAAGAAACAAGAAACAAGCCCCCTGGCAGAACACAGAAACGTGAAGCTATCCTTGAAGATACCAGCCGTGCTCGGCACTGGATTGATAAATGATCACATACTCTACGTCCGGACGATTGATACATGTATCATTGAAACGAAATATCGGGAGACATCTTCAAGCCCAACATCGACGATGGACCAATCAAACATAGATATACAAACACCGAAAACGCCAGAATCGTTGTGGGAAGACAATTTTATGTATATGATGTTCTTCTGATTGAGCAAATGATGTAAAAAGAAATCATTGATAATCGAAACAAGTTTAGTTGGCGAAAGCAAGGCCGCCCATACCTGCCGCTATGCGAAGAATATTAAAATTGGGGGCATATATTTGAACACGTCCGCTAGGAAGGCTCGCGTTCAGCACGACCTGAAGCTGAGCGGAATCGAAACGTGTGAAGTTTGAAGAGCCATTCGGCTGTTTGGAATCTGCGTCCTCTAGAGCGAAAGAATACACGTATACGGACTTATCGGGAACCCGAACGTGATGCTCGTAGGGCTGCACTAAACGAAAGTAGGCACCGGGTCTCGCCGAGAAACGATCGCTACCGTTGATAATCAGTTTGACTTCTTCGAACACCTCGGTACCATTTCCGACTGGTTGCGGGATCTCGTAGTTGAAAATATCGTTACCGTTCACCGGGTCGGAGTCATAAGTGCTGGCCGCCTGATAAACAAAAACAAGCTCGCGGACCGGGTGATTGAAGTTCAACGTGAACTTGCGATTCTGGGTTCCAGATGGGGCGGTCGGAGAAGTCACCGGTTCAGATCCCTGCCACTGCAGTTGAGTTACCAGATACTCGTGCTGGATTTCTGACATCCTGATACGCTCAGGGGCGTCTAGGAACACGTAGTCGCAGTATAACTTCATGTTGGTTATGGACAATGGGGTGGCGCCGTTCTTAGATGTCAAACTCGTAACGGGATAATTGCACTTCACGCAATTCAAATACGTGTTGATATCGAAGTTCATCTTGAGTTCGTGGTATGGAAGAGCGACCAGAGGCATATACAGACCGGGGTTTCTGTTGTAGCAGAATTTCATCGGGACGTAGTAGGTTCCTCCGGCAGCCATGGAACGATCCCAATTGCTCTTGTAATACGTAGGGTCATATCTCCCGACCATCTTGTTGTATCCGGATAATTTCTCGGATGTCTCGGTGAGCTCGGTCCACACGTCCCACCAGTTCGAGTAGTGCTTGTCAATCCGCTGACCACCCAGCTGGAGCTCTATGGAATTGAATAATGCGAGACCGATACCGTTGACATAACGCAGATTGGACGTGGGAATGCTCACATTGGCAATACCGGCATTACCAACGTTGGCAGTGAAGTTCATGTAGGGCCAAGTGATAATGTTTGCGACATATTTGGACGTGTTCCCAATGGTCGTGGAGTTTCCGGTAGAGGTGTAGTAAGAACCATTCACATTGCTATACGCCGCAATAAGGTTGGAATATACTCCTGCATTATTGGACTGCCAGTAGTTACCGGATGCGTCCGTGAACACGTTGCTCAGCGCAGCTACATTGGTAGTGTTGACGAGCGTCGTAGATCCCAGAGTGATCGGCGGGGTTGGGGTAATGTCGTATCCCAGAAGACTCGGAAGAGTGACCTCGATCCAAATAGGACCTGCAAGATCACCGTTCCTCGAAATAGTCACGGTAGGGAATTTACCAAAATCCGTGTCCCCATCCGCGGTCTGTTGGATACTTTCCATCGCAAAATTTGTGTAGCGACGATATACGGATTTGAAGAAGGTGATTTGGGGATTTCCAGTGAGATATACATCCTGAGCACCGTAAGCTACGAGCTGCGATATGGCCCCCGGCATGGTGATAAGTTTTACTTATCGTATCATTTTATTTTTTTTCATAAGTTATTACATCACTACATTTTGCATATCAGTTGGCATACAAGTTATCAAAAGTGTTCTTGAAATGAGTCTTAGCTTCGATGCGTTTGACCTTCATCGTTGCCGTGAGAAGTCCGAGCTCTCCGAATGTCTGGTCGCTCACGTGAATTTTCTGAGGAACCTCAAATCCCTTGAGACCCTCCGCCTTGCCCAGAGCCTTGATCTCCTCGAGGATCTCCGCGGGATCAGAAGTGATGTTCTTGTTTGGCACCACGGCGGCGACGACATATGATTCGAGGGAGTCGCCGTATACGATAATTTCCTCGATGAGCTTGCTCCGCAGAAGCACCGTCTCTACTTTCTCTACCGCAACATACTCTCCCTGAGAGAGCTTGAAGATGTTCTTCTTGCGGTCGATGATCGTGAGGCGACCGGTAAAATCTACCACGCCCACATCTCCCGTGTGAAGCCAGCCATCAGCGTCGATTGCCTCGGCAGTCTTCTCGGGGTCCTTGTAGTATCCCCTGAATATCATTGGGCCGCGCAGGCAAATCTCACCGCGAGGGCATTGGTTACCATCCTCATCAACATCCTTCGAGGTGTAATTCATCTCGGGAATATCAACGAGCTTGAACTCGGCGGCAGGGGAGATACCTCCCACGTGTCCGGTCTTGGTGTCCAGCGTATTGGTCACGAAAGAGGCACCACACGACTCGGTCTGGCCATAGACTTCGGCGATGGGGCAGCTCATTGAGATCTTCAGGAGGGAGAGTCGGTTGCCGGCGATGGGAGCTGCCGCGGTGGTCATGAAGCGCAGGTTTCCTCCGAATGCGTTGCGAATCTTGTTGAAGACCAGGGCGTCAAAGATACGGTGGGTAAACTTCGAGTGTTTGAGGTTCTCGAGCTTAGAACTCGTCGCCCAGTCGACCAGCATCTTCTTGACGCCTTTTTGCTTGTTCATACCGTCCACGATACCGTCGTAGATCTTGTTGTAGAGACGAGGCACGGACGCGAAGAATGTGGGCTTGAGCGCCTGGATGTCCTCCTTGATCTTGGTGATGTCTCCGCTGTAAAATCCGATGCGACCACCAACCGCCAGCATGTATGAGCAGGCAAGGCGGTCGTAAATGTGCGCCAGTGGGAGATATGAAAGATGAACATCGCTGCTTGTAAATTTAACAGTCTCGTCGCTACCAGCATCCACACCGGCAAGTGCGGCGATGAAGTTGCGGTGAGTCAGCATTGCCGCCTTGGGTGTAGATGTCGTGCCAGAGGTATATGAAAACACCATCACGTCTTCTGGCGAAACTTCCGGAAGATGGGCACGACGATTTTCTCCAATCTTGCAGACGTTTGCGAAAGTCACCAGATTGATACCCGCGTCTTCAAACTCTCCCACGGCTCCAACACTCAATGTGTCCCACACCACAATGTTCTTCACCTTACCGAGCTTGTTGTTCTTCGCGGACGTCAGGAGTGCAGGAAGATACTCATTGGAGCAGAACAGAGTAGACAGATTTGTCTGTTCGAAAACAAACTGAACCGCATCGGGCCCCAGAGTATCGTAAATAGGGACAATGGTATGCCCATACATGGCAGACACCATGTCGATCATCAGATACTCCTCGCGGTTCTTAGAGTATACTCCAAGGAAACTCAGAGACAGATCTTCATATTCGCTGATCTTGGGAGCGAAATTGAGCTGTTCGATCCCAGAGGCGAGATTGTGCACGATCTTATCGACGTCGCCATATGTCTTGAACTTATATTCGCCAAACGACCCATCCTCAGCGCGAATGCGAGAGCCGATCGCAGGCTTGTAGTGATGCAGATCAAAAGTCGCGAACAGGAGCTTCTGAAAGGTGTTGATAGTCGGTCTGAGAGGAGACGTCTTCACCAGCTCGTTCAGGTGGTTCGCATGACGATACACAGGAGTCTCCCCGTCATTGGCGAAAGGAGCGATGGGCGCGGAGTACTGGAAGGTCTGCATGATGATTATGATTTATTTGGTGTTGAACATCACTCTGATAAGTTATTTATAGACTTTGAGAGGCCTGGGTCAAACGACAATCATCCTGGGTTTTCAGGGTCAAATGATATACGCCAAGAGAACTCAGGATAATGTCAATCATCCTGATTGTATTACACTCGGGTTATGATCTTATCGGCTACCACCTTAATCAAAACCACGTTAGATTTCATCAAGAGTGTCGGACACTGATGTGACTCCATCATTCTATGTTTTTCGCAAAAGGTTCCTTCACACTTGCACGAGAATCCGAGGATCCCGACCTTCTTCTGGCAAATAACGCAACGACTCATACTAATTTATAACATTATTTCATAATTCAGGGTTTTATCAAATGATTTGACGATATGTGGACACTTCGTATCGACAAACCACATTTTGATACAATTACTTTTTCTTCAGAGGGAACTTCTCCTCGCGATATTTCCGAACGAAGGCTTCGTCCTCGTTGGCACGAGCTGCGTACAACGGATTGCTTTTCTTGAAATATATACTCAATACATTGATTCTGCCAATGAGTTTGTTCAGACCATCTCTGCTTTTACGATCGGCCATCGCTTTTCTGAGAGCCGCGCGGCGAGTGTCGCGAGTATCGGTAACATGATATCCATAACGTTTCAACGATCCCTCGTCTTTTAAGACTATTTTCACAGATTTTTGTGCCATATACTATAACAAGTATAATATTCACAACCTCACGCGCATCTTCCTCGGCTTTATAAGGACCTGTCCTATCTTATTCCCGGCGTCCTTCTTGAGCAATTGAATTGCTTTGGACTCCAGTTTCTGCGCTTCAAGTTTTTCTATTTGGGCACGGTTCAGAGTTTTTAGCGTGTTTTGGGGCGTCTTTTCTCTTCCCGCGAGCTGAATCATCTTGCGGTATGTCTTTTCGTGTTCCTTCGCCAGAGTCATCAATTTCTTTGCTTCTTTCTTATATTCACTCGGCATTCTCGGCATTAATATATACCAATATTTTTTTACACCTTAACAGGCCATTTATAGAACTCGGGCTTCATAGCGATTTTTTCAGCGATGCGCTCTCTAATTATCGCGAATGCTCGTTCGTCTGGCTTGTAGTCTCCATTCCACGTTGGTTCGAACATCACATCATCTGGGTCGAACTTGGCATCGCGGTTGATGTTGTACCCCCTAGCGATGAGCTCCTCGGTAAGCTGGTCATAGCGCTTCCTCAAATAAGCACCCTTGTCGTAGAAGAAAGTAACATGTCCCGCATTTAGGCAGAACTCTTTGGGAATCTTCTTGAATATCTTTTCGCGAGATTGTGTCTTCAGCGACCGCGCGAGAGCCTTGGGGATCATTTTTAGCTCACGCCATTCTGCACATAGCAAATTAAGAAAGGAAATATTTTCAAATATATCGTTCGTTTTCGTATAGAATATTATGAGATAAGTGTATATATTTTCAAAACAACTTACCGGCAAACAAATGTTGATTTGCGAGCTCCGATGGATCTACCAGATTAACACGAGTCATTTGTTTTTTTACAATATTCTAACTTCTATAACTATATAGATCTTCATTTTCCGTGGTCAAATGATAATCATGAACCAAATAGAAAGATTTCGGGATGAGTGGTAGACCGTGTCCAAGTATTTATGAAATTTCTTTCTTTCTCTGGATACAAAAATCTGAGATAGTTTGAAGCCTCGATACACGACATATACACGACTCCATATACGCATACTTGTTTTGAGTTCGGATTTAAACTTCCAACTTTTCCAAACATTGCGTTATTTTTACCTGAGCTTGCTAATCGATTTTTTTCTCGAGTAGAAGCACTTACCTCTTTACCTGTTTTCGGATGATCGGAACCCTTTTTTCCAAACATTGGATTATTTTCACCAGAATTCAATATACTTAGTTTCTTCTTAGTTTCTTCAGATGCCTTCTTCCCTTTCGAGGATTCGCTCATACGTTGTCTACTTTCGTCAGTAATTATTTTACCTATATTCGCGATACTTATAGCTTTTTTTTGCTCTTCACTTATCGCTCCTTTAGAACCACCCTCGCGAGAGTTATACCCGTATAGCCTGTTCGTAGTATCCAACGAACGTATCAGTGAAATTTCAAGATAATTTAGCATAAAGAGAGGGACCTCGTAAACCTCAACGTGGAAATTTGAAAATCCATATTTAATTAGCGCGTTAGTAAAATATATGTTGGTTCCTTCATTTCGAATATATGGTCTAAATCTATTAGCAGGTGGTTGTATAGTTTGCCCTATATATACTTTACCGGATGGCGATTGTAATTTATATATATATCCTTTCATACCCGATAAATCATAATGTTAATATGAACAACGTAAATTATACATAGTTTGTGTCAATATGCTATATCCCATGGTCAAATGACACACCCTCATATCAACACCACGTGGTTATATAAGCACCTTCCGACAACAACATCGTACAAACTGAATTATGGCTCCTTACATCTCCTCCGTCGCGGACTTCGTCAATGGCTCCGGTCCCATGCCCAGGTACATGCCTCCTCATTTCGTCAGGAATGTCATCGACGCCCTGCCGTTTTCAGGAAGCAAGTGGACCGTGAAGGAGAAGTCGCTCGCGGTGCTCCAGGGCATTGCCGAAGAGAACCCGGATGAGGTCTCCCAGTATCTTCCTGAAATTGTACCGATTGTATCCGACTGCATGGTGGACCTGCGCCAGTCGGTGAAAGTTGCCGCCGCGAATACTCTTTCCAAGTGCTGTCTCTCCATCGGAAACAAGGACATCGAACCCTTTGTTCCCATCCTCATCGCCTCTATTTCCGACAACAACCAAGTCGCCGAGTGCATCCACCAACTGTCCGCGACGACCTTTGTGCAAACCGTAGATGCCCGCACCCTCGCCGTACTCGTCCCTCTCCTGTGCCGCGGAATCGTAGACCGCACCACGGTTGTTCGCCGCAAAACATGCGTGATTATCAACAACATGGCCAAGCTCGTAGACGACCCCGCAGACGCTTACGATTTCTCTAACAAGCTCATCGACGGCGTCAAGAATGCAATGGAGAGCATGTCAAACCCCGAGGCCCGCGCCATCGCCACCAAGTGCTACGACTACCTGTTCAACCTCCACAAGAATGAGTGCGTCAAAATCACCATCGAAGACATCCGCGGCGTTCTCGCAGATAAGAGTATCAAGGGCACCTATGTGTCTGGTATTGTAGACAGCCTCCTTCGCAACAAGGTGACCGATGTGGGTACGTGGGAAACTGCCCTGGGTAATTTTACCGTCGAAGCTACTATTCCCGAATTATTCGAGGCGTTCAAGTCGGATGACAAGGACGTTGCCATCAAGGAGACCGAACCAGGCGAGGACCTGTGCGACTGTGAGTTTTCCCTTGCCTATGGTGGAAAGATTCTCCTTAACTCAACGCGCCTGAACATCAAGCGTGGTAACAGGTATGGTCTGATTGGTCCCAACGGTGCCGGTAAGAGTACACTGATGCGTGCTATTGCCAACGGGCAGCTGGATGGGTTCCCTGATGCCCACGAGGTGTGTACCGTCTACGTGGAGCACGACATCGACTCTTCTGTTTCGGAGCTGAGCGCCTATGACTTCGTGGCTAGCGACCCCAAGGTTGCGGAACGCAGCTCCCCAGAGCGCATCCTGGAAAAGCTCATCGCAGCTGGTTTTGACGAGACCATGCGCGGTTCTCCCATCAGTTCTTTGTCTGGTGGCTGGAAGATGAAGCTGGCGCTCACACGTGCCATTCTGCTGGATGCGGATGTCCTCCTAATGGATGAGGTGAGTTAACTATCTTTCTGCCATCTATAAAATGTCCCAAAAGTATGCTTGCACTCATTACGATTGCCACAAATTATCTAACCGACCAATTATTTGTCTCCCTCTATCTGCAGCCCACCAACCATTTGGATACTGCCAACGTTGCTTGGCTCGTGTCATACCTTACCGGACTGAAGGACGTGTCTTCGATGATCGTGTCGCACGACTCTGAGTTCCTGGACGCGGTATGCTCTGCCATCATCCACTACGAACCCAACCTCAAGCTCCAGAAATACATTGGAAACCTGTCCGCCTTTGTGGCACAGCGTCCCGAAGCCGCCGCTTACTATAACCTGAAGGATGCTACCACCAAGTGGGAGTTCCCCGAGCCCGGCTTCCTAGAAGGCATCACCTCGAAGGATCGTGCCATTATGAAGCTTCGTGGCGTGACCTTTAAGTATCCCGGCGGGAAGAACATCTTCAGTGGAGTAAACTCCCAGGTGTCCATGAACTCTCGTATTGGAGTAATCGGCCCCAACGGTGCAGGTAAGTCTACCCTAATCAAGGTGCTGACCGGAGAGATGCAACCTACTGAAGGTTCCGTGTGGAAGCACCCCAACATGCGCATGGCATACGTTGCTCAGCACGCATTCCATCACATCGAGAACCATCTGGACATGACACCGAACCAATACATCCAGTGGCGGTATGCAAGTGGCGAGGACCTAGAGTCCGTTGACCGGTCCGAGCGCAACGCAAAGGATACCGAGAAGATGTACGAGGTAAAGGTGATCGATGGTGTCAAGCGCTCTCTGGAACGGATTGGAGGCCGTCGCAAGCTGAAGCGCTCCTACGAATACGAGGTATTCTGGAAGAATGAAGAATCCGCAATGTGGATGGCAAGGGAGCTCCTCGAGACCCTCGGGTTCCAGCAGCTCCTGAACCAGATCGATGCCAAGGATGCCGCTGCCAATGGTCTTATTGGCAAGCCACTGACGGCCAAGAACGTTGAGGACCACATGGCAAAGCTCGGTCTGGACCCCGAGTTTACTACTCACTCCAGGATCCGCGGTCTGTCTGGTGGTCAAAAGGTAAAGCTGGTTATTGGCGCCGCACTGTGGCAGTGTCCTCACATCATCATCACCGATGAGCCGACCAACTACCTGGACCGCGAGAGTCTCGGCGCTCTGTCTGCCGCTCTGGGTGAATTCGGCGGTGGTGTGGTGGTTATTTCCCACAGTTCGGAGTTCGTGAAGACGGTATGCTCCGAGATGTGGACGGTGGGGGGTGGACAAGTATCCATCACAGGGCAGTCTGCTGCAAACCTGGAAGCGGCCAAGATCGAGATGAAGAGGGACACCGAATACGTGGACGCTCTGGGCAACACACATAAGATCAAGGAAGAGAAGCGTGAGCTATCTCGCCAGGAGAAGAAGAAGAAACAGAAGGAACGCAAGATGCGCAAAGCTCGTGGGGAAGATGTCAGCGATAGCGATGAAGAGTAATTATGTTTTGACATATTTTTGAACCAAAGGATGTAAATAATGAGAAATATGCCCAGAATCCACGCCGAACGTGTGGTAACTTTCAAACTCGTCGCCGTGAATTGCCCAGAGAACATTGAAAACTTTCGTATCCACGTGATTGCTAAAAGGTCTGTCGTTCCAGTTGAGCGCCGGGAACCCGAACTCTCGTGCGATGGTTACAATCGCTTTATGCTCCCAACAAATAAGAGGAACCGCGTCGTGGGGTAATTTTTTTACGTAGTCAACGAGTTCTCGCGTTTCTTCGCGGTGGAACAAGATGTGCAACGGCATGTGAAATTCCTTGCTCATCGGAAGCAGCGTTTCCACGCATCGCCACGAGGAGTGTTTCTTGGGTTTCATAGATATGAGATGCGTTGGGAACGGGACGCCAGACGGTCTGAAGTTCCTGAAATACGTGGGTAAATACGAAGCCCGTATCTCTCCTTCATCTGAAAGTTCGCCCTCGTATTTTTCACCATGGCGCATGAGTAACACAACAGGCATTAATTTATATACATATGTAAATTTTCTAAGAAAACTATTTAGAAAAATATAAATAAGATTTTTATTTAACTACGGTGTAGTGGTGTACCGTGTTTTAACTACGGTGTAGTCTATTTATTTTTTTTATTAATTTAATACATACGTTGGTATCTATAAAAAGATGGATATAGAAACATTTACACAGGCATGTAAAGTTTGTAAGAAAACTATTTAGAAAAATATAAATAAGAAAAAAAACTACATATGTATCAACTACATATGTAGTTTTATTAATTTAATAATAATCAGTGGTAGAAACATATAAATGACTTTAGATGTATTTAAGTTCTCTATGTATACGTGTGGGTGTGGTTATAAGACGGTAGATAAGGGAAACTCCGCCAAACATAAGAAGGTCAATTGTGGTCATCAAATGACTGTATCACCAGAGAGGTTCATTCTTGAAAGAGAATATTTAGAAACATTGAGTAAAAAAGAAGACAAGACCGTTGCCGGAGACACTGTTCAGCGGGATAAAATCATTGACAATAGCATTAATACAGACAACAGCACGCACATTGATAATAGCATCACCAACGTGACTCTGGTGCTACCAGAACGGACTACCAAAGAGGACTTCTTAGAATACCTTGAAACACTGGGGCACCTTGGTTTTAGAACACCAGAACAAATCGCAACGATGCCCGGGAAGATGCTGATGTTCACGCGAGACGCAAAGAAACTTCCGGGAGCTCTGATAGAACGCGACAAGAAAATCATTGAAAAACTTCCAGACGGAACCGAACGTGTAATGGGAAAGAAAAAAGCGATACAAACATACACGCACGAAGCTGTAGATGCATTGTGTTTGCGACCTCCTGCTACCGGTGTGAGTGATTTTTTAGAAGTGGAACGCGGAAACAAACGGACGAAGATGTCGTTACAGGATGCTGTGAAATTGCGAGTGAAAGACCCGAAGAATTACCATAACAGTGTTCCGGAAGACGTGAAACACCGTCATCAAAGAATAGAAAGTCACACGGAAAAGGCGTTGGACAAAATAACGACGGAAAATAAGACGAACGGATTCTTATGACCATCATATCGTCGCTACTCGATACATAAGACGCAATTTCGTCCGTATTATAATATAAATTAAATAATATGACAATCGTCTCTGATCCCAACAAGGCTTGGAGCGTGTTGAAGAGACTTCACAATTCGGTCGACGGGAGCTTCATGTTCTCGAACATTACCGACAAGTTCAAGATTGTTATCCGCAACGATCCGGAGGGCGGTCTGGGACACTTCATGAATGTAGGAGTCATTGTTAAGGTTGGCGAATATGACGAAATTCTCGCGGAGTGTCTGGAAAATGTCGCGGATGCGATGGGGTGGGTCGACGAAGAGAAGAGCGAATTTTGTTTTGCCGAGTTTGAGCTCGACCGCAGGACTCCGCAGGAGGAGGACCTTAAAGAGTTTTCGGATTTTGTGAACCAGATCTACAAGACGGTCATATGCCCCTGTGCCAAGCATCTTATCTCCGACGGCGCCGACATGTGTTATTTCTGCGAATTTACATCCAACCCAGAAAAACTGGCGACGGTTGATTGCCCGATTTGCATGGAAACATGCTGCGAGATGCACTCTGTGACCATGCCATGCTGCAAGACGAAGATGCACAAGATGTGCGACAACGAGTGGTACGTTAAAGGCAACAAATCATGTGCGATGTGCCG